TAGTACCTACTTATGAGAATGAATTGGTACCCGCGGATGGAATTCTTTTAGATGTTATTGGAACTTTCTCCAGAATTGAGAACAATAAGGAGGTTCAGTACCCCGAGTGGCATGCTAATCTCAGATCTCTAATAGAGTTAACTGAGGAGCAGGAAGAAGCGCTTACTAATATGAGCGTAACTCCCAGCGTGCCAATGAGAGTGTGGGCATAATGTCACAGATAGCACTAACCCCAGAATGTCTAGATATTGCCAATGCTTATCTGACATATGGCTCGGCCAAAGACACAGCCGAACAATTACAAATTCCGGAGTATCAAGTAGTTCAGCTACTTGAGCGGAAGGACGTCAAAGACTACATTACAGGAATCTATCTAGACCGAGGCTACCGAAACAAACATAAGATCGGGGAAGTCCTAGATCGTATGATACAGTCCAAGCTGGAAGAAGCCGAAGAATCCGGCATCTACACTTCCAAAGATCTTCTAGAGCTTCTCAAGTTCGCACACCAAATGCGCGTTGATGAGATCAAGAACGACCAGACCGGACCAACAGTTAACATCGCTAACTTTGGCCAAGGCAACTATGGACAGTTGATGGAGAGACTGCTTGATAATAAAGGAGATAAGTGACGCCCTAAGAAGGCTCATAAATTCCCTAGCATTAAGACCTCTTCCAACCCTAGCGGGTGTTCTTATAATTGTAACGGCGTATATTGGCTATAGAAGCTACGATATGTTGGAACGTTCAATTATAAGTCCGACGGAAGAGTCAGAGAGATTTAAAGCGCAGCTTGAGAGCGCTGAACTTGTAAATGAAGCCATAGAAAATCTAGTGATTGATCTAGATGCTCATAGTGTTGTTATACGACAGTTTCACAACGGACGGCATGACCTCACAGGGATTCCGTTTACCGAAGCTACGAGTACCTTTTACACTGAACAATTCGACGAGATTAAAATAGAGGAACCACTGTCGGCGTCTAATAGAAGCCTTCGTAGAATGTGGACTTCTATTGACAATCCTCAATGTATCATATTAACGAGAGGCATCGATATTTCCACTAGTCGGTATTTTTACAAATACGGTCTTAGCAGAGTAGCAGTATGTCCACTTGTAAATCCGCTGAAGTATCCAATTGGTACTATTACTGTTGGACTATCAGCACAGAGCACCACTAGTGATAAAGAGATCGTTGCACGAACTCACGCTATCTCTAAGAGTGTCGTAGGCTACTTGCAAAACGCAGTGCCTGAGGAGACGCTATACTAATGAAGAATTGGCTTAGCATGGAAACAAATGAGCGCAAGAATCTAGCCTTATGGATTATGCTTGGAGGTGCTATCATTTTTATACTTTACGCTGCTATTGGACTATGGCTAGTATCTAGCACTGCACTCTACGTATTTTGGCTTGCAGTAATAGCTCATGCTCAAATTTTTACTATCATGACTGGATATATCGCTCAGCTAGTAAAGAGGCGAGTATCCGTAGGAAAAGAGGGTATGTCTATTACTGACGACCCTGCACAGGAAAATCACTAATGACTGACTGGAGAAGAGTACAAACTAAACTGGGAGTTACAGCCGATGGAGAACCGGGGCCAGTAACCTGGACTGCTGTAATGAAGCATATGGGAGCCACTAATAACGCGGAGGCTCTCGGGAAAGCTATGTCACAGTATATAGGATCTATTGCCTCTTCTCCAGTTCGTCTTTCACACTGGCTGGGTCAGATGGCCCACGAGAGTGGAGGCTTTCAGAAGCTTGTTGAGAATTTAAACTATACATCTGCTGACACGATTGCTCGTGTATGGCCTAGCCGCTTTACAAAGGCTTCGGCTGCTACAGTTGTTCGTAATCCCGAAAAACTTGCGAATAGTGTGTATGGTGACAGAATGGGAAATGTGCAGCCAGGTGACGGGTGGAGATACCGTGGACGTGGACTTGTTCACCTGACTGGTCGTGAGAACTACCAGAGAGCTCAGACTGCTACAGGTATCGCACTAGTTGCAAATCCTGATCTAGCCGCCGATCCAGAGATCGCTGTTCGTTTAGCGGTCTGGTATTGGAACTCAAAGAATTTAAACTTGTTAGCTGATGTAGATAACGGCACCGCGCTTACAAAGCGTATCAACGGTGGCACGATTGGACTGGCTGACAGAACTGAACGCACGAAGCGTGCAAAGGCATTGTTAACATGATTGTAAGTAGAGCAGATATACCCACAGACGTTATAGTTCAGTATCCGGGCGCATTTATGCGGGTACCGATTGCGAACTACTTGAAGGAGCTAGAGGTTGAACCTCTACCTTCGCAGATTGCTTTAGTAAATGGAATTAATAACCCGAAGTATCGTTTTGGGTGTGCTGCGCTATCCCGCCGTCAGGGTAAAACTTATATTGCGAATATCATTGGACAGGTAGTATCTTTGGTACCAGGCTCGAATGTTCTAGTCATGGCACCGAACTACAATCTGTCCAGTATTTCATTTGATCTACAGCGAGGTCTTATCAAGCACTTCGGTATCGAAGTTCTAAAAGACAATGCAAAGGATCGTGTGATTGAGCTAGTAAATGGTTCGACTATTCGTATCGGTTCGGTAAATCAGGTAGACAGCTGCGTTGGACGTAGTTACGATCTGATTATCTTTGACGAAGCCGCGCTTACAGACGGAGAAGAAGCTTTTAACATATCGCTACGTCCTACACTAGACAAGCCTAGTGCTAAGGCTATCTTTATTTCCACTCCTCGGGGTAAGAAGAACTGGTTCTCCGATTTTTTCGATCGCGGATTTAGTGATGAGTTTCCTCAGTGGTTCTCTGTAAAGTCAACATGGAAAGATAATCCTAGAATGACTGCCGAGGACGTCGAGGAAGCTCGTCGCTCCATGAGCGAAGCCGAATTCCGTCAGGAATATGAAGCAGACTTCTCAACCTTCGTAGGTAAGATTTGGGATCTTAAAGATTCTCAGATTCGTGATCTTTCGGATCTCGACACGTCCAAGATGGATAAAATCTCAGGACTAGACGTTGGTTTCAGAGATCCAACAGCGCAGGTCGTTGTGGCTTTCTGCCCTGACGACGAAATCTTCTACATTGTTGATGAATATCAGGACAACGAGAAAACTACTGCTGGTCACGCCGTAGAAATTGAGAGACTCATAGACGAGTGGGACGTAGACTTTACGTATATCGACTCCGCCAACCAGCAAATGAAGTTTGACTTTGCCCAGCAGTATGGCATCAGCATGAACAATGCAAAGAAGGATGTGCTAGCAGGTATCAGTTATATCTCCGCTCTTTGTGATAATGATAAAATTGTCATATCCGACAAATGCAAGCATTCTCTTTTTGCATTTGACCAGTACCAATGGGACAAGCGTGAAGGTCTAACAAAAGAAAAACCCGTTCACAATGAGGCATGCCACATGGCCGACGCCATCAGATACGCTATCTATTCATATAAGATTAGCGCAGGAGGATTTTAATGTACGTAATTTTTGAAGGGGAATCAATTCTGATACCCGCTACTGTTGCTGGAACAAAGGAACTGATTTCAAACTTAGTGGTACAGATAAAGTCCTCTAAGAGAGGAGAGATACCAGCAGATACTGATCCTGTAGTAGCTACTATGACGGTTGAAGACTACACCAGCGCAGAGGTAACTAATGGATACCTATTCAGACTAGTAAATAGCTCAGCTCTTACTCCTGGAATTTATTTTGTAAACTTTAAGTATCAAGTAGATGGAACTACTCAGAAGGGTGAGCCAAAACAGATCACCGTAAAGAATAGCGTCGTATGATTACTTTACAAAACCTACTAGAACCAGCAGCAAAGATTGATTGGCTGCACACAGAGCAGAGGGCTCTAAAAGATCAAGCATACTCAGCTACTGGACCCCGCACTGTGATACCTACAGCTATCTTTACAGTTTCGGCGACAACAGAAACCTGGGAAGCGGTGGAGTGGTAAAATGAGTACAACGATTCCAGTAAAATTCTTCAAGGTAGACGTGCTACCAACTCTTCTAGTAGCTAATGCCTTCTACTACATAGAAAATGGGGAGTATGCAGAAGCATACCTAACAGATTCCAGTGGAGTTGCTAAAAAGGTCGGTAATTCACAAATGATCGAGGCTTTGACCCTAGATATAAATGCGGGGTTTTTCAGTTAGATTGGGTTTTAAGGGGACCACGCTATTTTGCACCTTGACATTTTTGCCCCAACCATCTATAATTACATGAAATAGGAGTAAGAAATATGGCAAAACATTCAGCGGACATGAAACGGATTCCGATCAAGCATGTTCGCGATAAAGCTAAAGCCCGTTATAACAAGGGAACTTCCTGTGAGATTTGCGCAGTAACAGAACAACTAGACTTTCACCATTACTACACACTAACACCACTCTTCGAGAAATGGTGTAGGACCAATAAGGTCAGTGTAGCAACGGACGAGGAAGTTATAGCAATTCGAGATCAATTCATCGCAGAGCATGAGAAAGAGCTCTATCAAGATACGGTCACTCTCTGTCATAGTCATCATATGAAGCTTCACTCAGTTTACGGAAAAGACCCTACTCTAGCTACTGCTGAAAAGCAAAAAAACTGGGTTAGGATTCAAAAGGAGAAGCTAGATGAAGCTAGGAAGCTGGCTAATTGAGAAATTAAATCCGGCCCAGCGTTATATCGCTATGGAGCATCCAGAAGCCTCCAGCAGGGAACCGGAAAGATCTTATGTTTTCTATTACGAAAGTCTCGAAATAGTAAATAGAGCCATTAACATGGTTGTTGATGATGCCGCAGAGATTAACTATTCCATTGGAACCGAAAAAGTAGGTTTTCCAATGAGACCTGGAATTAAGAGAAAAACTCTAGATACACTATTAAATTACCAGCCAAATCCTTATCAGGACATTCATTCTTTTAGAAGAAACCTACTTATGGATTTAATGCTAGATGGGAATATGTTTATCTATTTTGATGGTGCACATCTCTACCATCTACCTTCTACAAAAGTGATTGTCTATGCAGATGAGAGCACTTATGTAGAAAGGTACGAGTTTGACGGACGAATTGATTATTCTCCAAATGAGATTATTCATATTAAAGATAACAACTCTCAGTCGATCTACAGAGGCATTTCAAGATTAAGACCTGCTGTAAGAACGATGAAGTTGATGAAATCAATGAGAGACTTCCAAGACAACTTCTTTAATAACGGAGCTGTCCCGGGGTTAGTAATTAAGTCTCCAGATACACTATCACAGCGTATCAAGGATAGAATGAAAGAGGACTGGAAACAACAGTACAGACCTCAATCTGGCGGAAGAAACCCTATGGTTCTAGACGGTGGGATGGAAATCGATTCTATCTCAAATGTCAATTTTAAAGAGCTAGACTTCGGACCATCTATTGATTCCAATGAAAAGATAGTCTTAAAAGCATTGGGTGTTCCTCCCGTTCTTGTAGACAGTGGTAACAATGCGAACATTCGTCCTAATCACCGCTTGTATTACTTAGAAACTATTATTCCAATTATTAAGAAACTAAATTCTGCTTATCAAGCATTTTTTGGATTCGAGATTTACGAGGATGTAGCAGGTATACCCGCGTTACAACCAGAATTAAGAGACGAAGCCGCATATTATTCGACTCTAGTTAACGGAGGAATTATTACTCCGGATGAAGCTAGACTTGGAATGGGTAAAGACCCACTTCCAGATGGAGCGGGTGCTCAAATA